TCACCAAAATGGTGAGGGGTTTTGTTTTATATATGGCGCTGAAGGTACCGGCAAGAGTTTCATCACTCTTTCACTGGCCCAAGCCGTAGCCTCTGGCACCGACTGGTTGGGCCAATTCAAAGTCCCGCAAGCCGGCAAAGTGATGTTTATAGACAAAGAGAACCCCAAGCCCATGCTGGCCCGCAGACTCAAAGCGCTGGGAATGGATAGCCCGAACATTACTTGGATCAAGTACCCGGAGAAGTTGCAGTTGGTGGATGAGAAAGGCCAAGTGACCCCATTCGCTCAAGCCTTAGCCGATGATGTGGTCGCGGAAGGAATCCAAATGATAGTTATAGACAGTTTTGTAGACCTCATGGTCGGGAATGAGAATGCTGCCTCAGACACTCAAATGTTCTTTGATACCATGCGGGCGCTGTTTCCAAACGTGGCCATGGTAGTCATTCACCACGAGAACAAACCCAGCCAGGGAGTGTTTAGATCAGATAGTCAAAGGGCCAGAGGTTCCAGTAACATCAGCGCCCAGACTGTTACCCAGTTTAGGTTGGAAGCGGTAGCCAAAAGTAAAACCGATTTGACGCTCAAGCAAACTAAAGCCAGGGACGCCCAGAAGATAGATAAGTTTATGGTTCGGATGGTGGTAGCTACCAACGAAGATGGCGCTACTCAAGTAACGGGATTTGAGTATGTGGGGATAGTCGCTGGAGACATAGATGAGAAAACCGATGAAGCTCGAGCAACCATAGAAGAAATGTTGAGCGTAGAATCTCTCATTTCCCGAAAGGAGATTATAGAGTTATGTCAGAATAGAGGAATATCCGAAAGCACTGTCAGAAGAAGTCTGAAAAAAATGCTGGAGGATGAAATTATTGATGAGACAAGTGATCCGCAAAACAAAAGCAAAAAGAACTATTTTTTAATTAACGCCGTGAAAATTGAAGAGGATGGGGAGTAAACCCTGTTCATGGAGTCTGTTCATGAACACACTTTACAATATAGCTTATTATAGCCATAATTATAAAACAGTGTTCAAAAGCCTGTTCAAAATTCCTGTGTTATCTAAAAAAGTGTGTTCACTGTTCACTATGTAATAGTGAACACTCTTTTTGAACACACTTGTTTTCACGAATAATTTTATGAATGGTGAATTGTTAGAAATTAAATCCTTATTTAAGAAGCTGGCGTCCGCCAGTGTGTGGTGTCAGTCGCACCAGCAAACAGAGCAATCGCAGCTCTTGATTGAAAGCTACTGCGAAGCGCTGGAACGATTAGGAGTGTGGCGGCAGTTTGCGGAGGCGGTGTTCGTGTTTGGAATAAACAGTGAAGTAGCATACAGGGCGTGGAGAGGTTGAGGCTAATGCAGAGGTAGGAAGGGCAGGGGAACCACTGGAACCGCCGTTTACGGGGCTTACAGAGGGTGTATAATGGCTAAAGTTGGTATGAAAATGCCCCAAGCTGTTTATTCTAGTCTTAGTGAGATAACGAAACTACAAACTGATATAATGACTTTTGTGAATTCTTGGGCGAGGGAGAAAAAGACTCCCATCCCCCAAAAAGAAATAGTTGAATATATGATAATTGCAGAAGTAGGACAACCGACGACGTTGAATGCTTTGACTGGTTTGTTGCAGAAGGGTTATTTGAGGAAAGCTACGATGACGATATGCCCTTATTGTTCGTCATCGTTATCTAATAAGGCTTTTTATGTAGGATTGAGGACAGTATGAGTGAAGAAGTTAAGGACAAGGGATTGAGAGTCAGGAGCAGTGCGCCGTTTAAGTTGAAGGATAGACCGGGGCGGAACTTTATGCCTATTCATCTTTTAAAGAACTTTGGATTTGTGCCGGAGATTATTATAATTGAAAAGGTGCGGGGTGAGTCTAATCGTTTGATTGTTAGGGCGGTGCTGACGCCGGAGGAGATTAAAAAAGAGGATGTGGAGTTGGCAAAGCAGAAGAAGGAGAAAAAATGATTGTCTTGGCTATATTGTTTTTGGCTATTGGATATGTGTTCGGTGTGAAATTGTGTGATGAGTTATATAGAGATATGGAAGGAAAATAATGGCAGAAGAGGGGGTTATTGTTGTGCAATCCACACAGCAGTTAAGTAACAGGGATGAGCGGGGGAAGTTTAAGCCTGGTTTTTCTGGCAATCCCGGGGGGCGTCCCAAGGGTTTTTTAACTTCGATAATGTACGATATTTTGAAGAAAGACGGTAATCAGTCAGAAAATATCATAAAAAAATTATTAGAAATGGCCTTATCTGGTGATATTGCTGCGATTAAAGAGATACTTGATCGGATAGAGGGCAAGTCGGTGATGAAAGCTGAAGTTAAAACAGTGGACGCGCCAAAGTCTATTTTGGAAACCTATGTACCAACAAACGACAGCAACCAAGAAATTAAGGGCGTTGAGTAGGCGTATCCGGGGGGTTGGTGGGGGAACTTCGGCTTCAAAGACTGTTTCAATTCTTCTCATCTTAATTGATTATGCTCAATCGCGCGCTGGTGAGTTAATAAGTGTAGTTTCAGAGTCTTTTCCGCATTTAAAACGGGGCGCTATTAGGGACTTTATGAGTATTATGGTTGAGCATGGATATTTTTTAGACGATAGGTGGAATAAAACAGATTGTGTTTATACTTTTGAAACGGGTTCTATTATAGAATTTTTCAGCGCCGACCAGCCGGGTAAGGTACGCGGTCCCAGGCGGGATGTGCTTTTTATCAATGAGGCGAACAATATTTCTTATGAAACTTATACCCAACTCGAAATTCGGACAAAGAAAGTAGTCTGGCTTGACTGGAACCCGGTGAGTGAGTTCTGGTGGTACACAGAGGTGGTAAATAAGCAAGACGTGGATTTTATTACTTTGACTTATCGGGATAATGAGGCATTAGACCCGCAGATTATTCAGGCTATTGAAGCTCGGCGGGATAATAAGCGTTGGTGGGTTGTGTATGGCGAAGGCCAGCTTGGGGAGGCGGAGGGCAAGATTTACCGGGATTGGCAGATTATAGATGAAGTGCCACATGAAGCTAGACTTGAAAGATACGGGTTGGACTTTGGTTACAGCAATGATCCAACTGCGTCAGATGCTATTTATCGATGGAACGGGGCGTACATCGTGGACCAGGTAATTCATCAAGTTGGGTTAAGTAACAAACAGATTGCTGACATTTATATCAATATGGCGAGAGCGTTGGTGGTCGCAGATAGTGCGGAACCGAAAAGTATTGATGAAATAAAGAGCTATGGAATTAACATCTTAGCTTCAACTAAGGGTAAGGGGAGTGTTTTGCAGGGGATACAATATGTTCAGGACCAACGGATTTACGTCACCAAGAGGAGTACAGAGACACTGAAAGAGTACCGGAACTACTTTTGGATAACGGACAAGGATGGAAAAAATGTGAATGAGCCTAGCCCGATTTGGAATCATCACATGGATGATGTTCGGTATGGTATTGTGAGTTGTGCTGGTCGGACGTTATGGAAACCCAATGACCCCGGTGGTGTTAAACCATTATTCGAAGGCCTACCGGGTTAGTTGCGTCTGCATACTTTGGTGGTTTAATGTATAAATATGGCAGACCAAAAAGTAATCATTGACCCAATGAGCTTGGAACTCCAGACACTTTTGCTTAACAAAGATGGTGGGTATAACTATCAACAGCGCCGGCATGATCCCTGGGAGGAAACGTACAGCTTTTACAGGGACAAAGTGGTTATCAATCGCTTGACCCAGCGTCAGTCGGTGCATCTTCCCATGATGAAGTTGGCTTGTCAGACAAACTTGGCCAGCATGGAACATTGTGGACAAAAAGCAGGAGTGGTTGTTTGGACGCACATTCGATCAGTGGCAAGTTGTAGACGGCAAAATTAAGATGACAGTAACTGATCCGCAGGACATTTTGGTGGATAGATATTGTGATCCATACAATCTTCACTCCTCGCGGTTTCTGATTCACTCACATATCTTCGTGCCGTTATCCTCGCTGGAGAAAAACCAGGACTATGACCAGAAGAAAGTGGCGGAACTGAAAGAATGGCACGCTACGAATCAGGGATTGATAAAGAATGTGGCTAATCAGAGGATGTTGACTGAAAAGAACCGCAAAATGTCTAATATGGGAGTACCGGATGTAGACAATCCTATACTTGGAGAAGTGATAGTCGAACTTAGTCTGCATTTTGTTTTCAGGAAAGAGGGGAACGAGGAAGAACAGATTTGGTTGTATGTTGAAGCGGATGACCAGAAGATTTTGATGAAAAAGAGGCTGGAAGAAGTGATTGGTACAACCAAGGATCATTTCTTCAGAAACCATTACCCATACGTTACTTGGGCTGGCGACGTGGAGAAACAGGACTTTTGGAGCGACGGCAAAGGGGATTCAGTTAGACCGTTGAATAAGGTGCTGGATTCGTGGTTCTCGCAGCTGGTTGAGAATCGGACGCTTAGAAACTTTGGGATGCACTATTACGATTCAACGATTGAGGGTTTTGTTCCGTCTACATTTAATCCCATTCCTTGGGGATGGTACGGGGTGCCGGGCAAACCAGACGAGGTAATGAAGAAAGTGGAGATTCCAGACTTGTCAGAGTCTTTGGACGAGATGAACTTTATCATGCAGATGATTGAAAAGAATACAGCAGCTACACCAACTCAACAGGGTGTCCAGACTCAAAACAGAATTACATTAGGAGAGGTAGAGTTAGCCCTCGGTCAGGCTCAAGAGAGGTCGAAAAGTGTCTCTAAGTTTTACACCCAAGCATGGTTGGATCGGGGAAATATGTTTATCAAGTTGATTGAAGCTGCCAGCAATAGATTGGATGTTGTAAAGTTTTATAAGAGCGGCAAAAATACGCAGGATTTGTATGCCCGTGAGATTGGTCCTAAAGATTGGATGACGGCGTCCGGGTATCGGTGCCGGGTTTGGAGTCAAGATGAAAGAAACAAGCAAAGTACAGACACTCTCCAGAAGTTAAATGCGGTAAAGGCGGTTATGCCGTTTAATAAAAAGTTGAATGAGGTGTATCAGAGGAAGTTGCTGGAGTTTGCTAATCTTACTCCAGAAGATACCAATGCTATAATGCAGGAAGAGAAACAAACTATGGAAGTGGGACAAAATATGCCAAGTGCTCAACCGACAGGTTCTTTAATGGCGCAGCCAGTTGTTAGTGGTCAACCTACACAAGCATGAGCATCATAGATGATTTATTATCGAAAGCCGGACTTAAATATGAAGAGTTAAAACCTATAGAGAAGGAAACGCTTAATACTTGGCTTCAAGCGTTTCAGCAGTCAGAATTGAATGTGGGAGTAATTAAACAGTATATCGCTACAATGCGGGACGCTGTGGAGCAGGAACTCACTAAAACAGGAAATACCAAGGATCAAGATATTTTGTTAAAAGCTAGACTAAGGAACTATATGTTACTTGAAGCGTTTTTATCTACGCCAGAGAAGGCTAAACAGCAAATGGAGAATGCGATAGCTGGACTGGCTAATTCATTGAGGTAAGGTGATTTCAATGCAACACGGAAAACGCATGGGCAATGGGAAGAAATTGACCAGTGCTAAAGCCAAGAAGATTTTGGCTGACGGCACGGTTCGTGGTCACAAATTGACTAAAAAACAAAGGAGATTCATGGGTGCGATTGCTGGCGGCCAAAAACCACGAAAGAGCAAAAGAGCTTGACACCTGATAATTCTTGTGGTTAATATCTAATTGTTGAACCTAACCCCGTAAGGGACTGGTTAGAATTATGCCTAAAGGACATACAAAACCAACTAAAGAAGAACTTGATGCGGATATTAAGAAGTCCCTTGAAGAAGCGGAAGCGTTGAAAGATCAGCCGGAACCAAAACTAGATGAGCCAGCACCTGAACCTGAACCTGTTGTGGAGCCAGGGCTTGTTGTAGAGCCAGCACCTGAACCTGAACCTGTTGTGGAGCCGGAGCCGGAAATAGATTACAAGAAAAGATTTGTGGAATCCACTAAAGAGGGGCAAATTCTTCATTCTAAGACGAAGAAGATGGCCGAGGCGATTGATAAGGCTGGTGAGATACCTGAATCTACTGATGAAGAAATGATTAAAGAATATCCAGATTGGGAAATCATGGACGAGGCGACCAAGAAGATCGCCAAAAGCAATACTCGCAACGAACGCAGATTTGCCATTATTGCTGAAGCGCACAAAGAATCTAAAGATATAGAAGTATGGCATGAAAAGGTGGATGCTTTTATATCTGATCCCCGGACTTTGATAGATAACTCGGAACTTGAGGGGCGTGAGACTGATTTCAGGGTGTTTGCCACTAAACCAACTCGTCGGGGGGCCGATCTTAAAGACATAGTATCTTCATTTTTGTGGGAATTGGGCAGAAGTGTTAAACCGGCCAGCAAAGGACAAATGTTTCCTACGGGGTCGGGGGGTCCGAACGACAGGCCTAAGCCAAAATCCGATAAATTGTCTATTGACGAGGCTCGTATGCTTCGTAAAAATGACTATCCTAAGTATGTAGAGCTTCTGAAGGCGGGGAAAATTGATCTAACTACCATTTGATCCATTTCTTATCTGATAGACTCGTTGTCTTGATATTCCGAGATGCTTGGCGATGAATTCATAAGACTTTCCTTGGGCCCGTATTTCCTCAATAATCTCTAATGTAGGGTGTGAGAAGCTAAGTGCTTGACCATGTGCTTCGGCATGACAGTTTTTACATA